CCAACGCCATCGCCCGCGCCGTCGCCGCCGAGCTGGACAAGCGCGAGCGCGAACGCGGCGCCCGTGCCCGCTCGTCCCTATTCGACCAGGACTGATTTACCAGGAGTAGCAGACCATGATGATGGCCCTTGGCATGTTCGTCTTCAGCCTGGAGACCCTGGCCTACCAGGAATTCCAGCGCCAGACGGAATGGCGGCACGGCAGCACCTCGCGCATCGGCACCAACCCGGCGCGCCAGTACCTTGGCCGCGGTGATGACAGCATCACCCTGCCGGGCGTGCTGCTGCCCGCGCTGGCCGGCACCCAGCTCAGCCTCGACACGCTGCGCACCATGGCCGACACCGGCAAAGCGTGGCCGCTGGTTGAGGGTACCGGGAAGATTTACGGCACCTGGATCATCGAATCCTTGAGCGAAACCCGCACGCTGTTCTTCCGCGACGGCCAGGCGCGGCGCATTGAGTTCACCCTCACGCTCAAACGCATCGATGACGGCCGGGTGGATCTGCTCGGCAGCGCCATAAGCGCCGGCGGCAACATCCTGCGGAGACTGCTGTTGTGATCGACACCATCATCGCCCAGGGCAAAAGCCTGCTCGGCCAGGCCGCGGACAAGTACCGCGACGCTACCGCCTACCCGCAGCCGATCTGCCGCGTGATGGTCAACGGGCAGGACATCACCAGCGCCATCGAGCAGCGGCTTATCAGCATCGAGCTCACCGACAACCGCGGCATGGAGGCCGACCAGCTCAGCATCAGCCTCAGCGACCACGACGGCCTGCTGGCCATCCCGCCACGCGGCGCCGTGGTGCGCCTGTGGCTCGGCTGGCACGACACGGGCCTCGTGGACAAGGGCAGCTACACCGTGGACGAGGTCGAGCACAGCGGCGCGCCGGACATGCTCAGCATTCGCGCCCGCAGCGCCGACCTGCGCGAAGGGCTGAAGAACAAGCGGGAGCGCTCCTGGACGGGGCAAACCATCGGCACCATCGTGTTCCAGATCGCCGCTGCCTACGGCCTGAGCCCGGTGATCAGCGCCGCGCTGGAAACCATCGAGCTGGTCCAGATTGATCAGGCCAACGAATCCGACGCCAACCTGCTCAGCCGCCTGGGCCAGCAGTTCGACGCGATTGCGAGCATCAAGTCCGGCAACCTGCTGTTTATGCCTGCGGGCAAAAGCGTGACTGCCAGCGGCCTGGCGTTGCCGCACATCACCCTGACCCGCGCCGACGGCGACCAGCACCGCTACCTGCAGGCCGACCGCGACAGCTACAGCGGCGTGCGCGCCTACTACTACGAGCTCAACAGCGCCGAGAAGAAGGAAGCCATCGCCGGCGGCGGCGACAACCTCAAGGACCTGCGCCACACCTACACCGACCAGGAGGCCGCCCTGCGAGCCGCCCGGGCAGAATGGTCCCGCCTGCAGCGCGGTACCGCGACGCTCAGCTACACGCTGGCCCGCGGCCGGCCGGAGCTGATCCCAGAACTCACCTACAGCCTGATCGGCGTGAAGGCCGACATCGACGCCGTGGTCTGGCTCGGCGCCAACGTCCAGCACAGCTTCACGCCGGACAGCTACACCACCTCGCTCGAGCTGGAATCCAAACTGCCGGACGCCGACGACATCGCCAGCCTGGCCGAGGCCGGCAACTACACCGGCGTGCTCGCCTGGTACCGCGACGAGAAAACCGGCGACCAGAAGAAACTCACCGAAGGCGACCAGACCAGCCCCAAGCGGCTGCTGCACCTGTACGCCGAAAAGAGCAGCGCCCAGCGCGCCGTGGAGCGGGAATGGATGCGGATCCAGCAAGCGAACGCGTGACCGAGCCCGCGCCGTTACCGGCAGAGCCGCAGCGCTCCGCCTGGGAGCTGATCGACGAGGAGTGGGGCGAGCACGGCGAGGTGCCGATGTGCATGTAGCACGGGCATGAAAAAGGCGCCATTCGGCGCCTTCAGTGTTTCTGGGTTTCGGCCAGCACCGAGACGAAGCGAATCACATGCGCCCTGTCCGTCGGCGTGCATTGCCGGTACCAGCGCAGCAGCGCCCGCTCGGTTTCACTCACCGGCTCGACCAACTGCGGTACCTCCTGGGCGACCGGGCGGGCTTCCTTCTGACTCGACAACATGCGCGAACTCCATACGCTGACTACTGTATGCCCGTACAGTATATGAGGAATGGCATTCTGCCAACGCGTCAACATTTCGCACAGGCCGTCAGACTTCCGGAACGAAGCCGTAGCCGTCGCAGCACGGGCAATCCTCGACCTCGGCGAAGCGCCCCTCACATTCCGGGCAGGGGTCATACGGTGCGGCGCGAAGGCCCGCGGCGATCCGGGAAGCACGCGGCTGGCCTTGTTCGGTGAGCACCTCGCAGCACAGCAGAAGGGCGCCGTAGGTATCCGGGCAGGCCGGCACCTCTGGCACGCGTGGGATCTGCTCCAGACGCCAGCGCTCGCCATCCGCCAGGACAATCTCCATCCCTTCCAGCCACCCGAGGGGCGGCCCATAGCGTCGGGTGATATAGGGTTGATCACCGAAGGGGCGGCGCTCGCCAGGTGCCGGCGCACTGTTGTGGATGATGCCGGTATAGCCGTCCGTCTCGGTGAGGAGGGTCAGAATCCCGCGGCGCACATGCCCGATCGGGCCGGCATGCCCAGGCTTGTGCACTTCGTAATGCGCGGCGGGCTTGTAGCGTTTCATCGTGGTCAATCTGTAATGCTGTATAGAAATACAGTAGATCGAATGCCACGCGCTGCGGTCAATCACCGTATGGCAGCAGGAGGTGGCAACCATGTGCGGTGGAGTCGAGGCGCGCGACGCAGAGCGCAGCTACAAGGTCTATTTCCCCAGCCCCAAGGCGGCCATTCCCGTCATGCTCGAGGGCGGCGAGTCGCTGGGCTGGGTCAGGTGGGGCCGCCGGCGCGAAGAGCCCGGCCAAGGCCCGCAGGGCGGCTGGGCACGGCTGGAAACGGTGGAGCGGGGCGGCTGGGCCAAGTTCCAGCCCATCAAGGCCTACGGCCTGGTGCAGCGCTTTATGGAGAAGGATGCCGAGCGCACATCACACTGGTTCGACGTCGAGCCGGGCTTTGCCTTGGACTGCCTGGTGCTGGGGGAAGGAGAGCAGCGGCGAGTGTATGTAATCACCAGCTCGCCACCGGAAGAGTTTGCGTGGATACACGACCGGTGGCCGATGGTGCGATCGATCACCGATCATGGCGGGCGAATCAGCTAAACAGCGCCTGCTGCCAGTGGTCTTCCCCAACGATATGCAGCGGGCAGCCTGCCTCCCGCAGCTCGACGGCGCGCATGATCTTCAAGCCATAGCTGCTGTGCCGCCATTGCTCGTTGCCGATGCTGCCGACGATCAGGTAATGCGTCTTCTTGTTCACGCTCCCTCCGATCAGCCCGCCGCGCTCCTCGACCAGTTGCTGGCAGGCTTTGCGCGGCCCGTAGGCCATGGTCCCGGTGAACACGAAGAGGCGACCATCCCAAGCCAGTTCAGGTGCTGGCGTGCAGAATGGCAGATCGTTTGGCGCGGTAAATGCCTGCTCGCTTGGCGTGGGCTTCGCTGGGCTAAGCCCCGCGAAGCTGTGCAGCATGCTCAACAGATCCGCGGATTCGTCCGAGTCGAGAATGCCGTCCTGGAGCATGCAGGAAAGGCGGCCATAGAGCAGATTGACGACCGGGTCATGCAGGTGGACCAGATTGCTCTCCAGCCAGTTCTTCAAGAACTCAGCCTCGGCCTGGTTGATTGCTCCGTCTGCGATCATCCCTGCCGCCAGGCCCACCAGCGCATCGGCGGCGCGCCGATCCATTCGCGCCTGGTTGAAGAAACGGCTCTGCTCGAATTCGCCGTGTAGATCCATCAGCGTTCCCTCCCCAATGTGTGCACTGCAAGGCAGCGCAGAAAAAAGCCGGCACTGAGGCCGGCTGCGTTCGTTGATCAGTTGCAGAGCGCGAGGCCAGCTTTGATCACTGTCCCAACGCTCACTTTCGTACCAGGAATGCTCTCGCTCTCCGCCCAAACCTGTTCCAGCGGGTCTAGGCCAAGTTGGCGAGCCTTGCCACTGGCGGCACCGTTCACCGCATACATCCGCCCCGATTCTGGATCGGTCACCACCACGGCATTACCGGGCAGGCACTGCAGGTGCATTTCCTCGGTGGTGAAAGGCCAGTCGGCGCCGAACTCCTCGGCACTGATCAGCTTGGGCGGAGCGGCGAGGGCGAGCGGGCTGGCCAGCAGCAGGCCGAGCAGGATCTTGCGCATGGGTACGTCCTTGTGGGGTGATGTCAGTGGCTACGAGTGCCGGTGATGATGTACAGCACATCCGCCTCGCTGTGAGCGGCCAGCGCCTGCAGGTAGTCGATCGGCATCACCGAGGTGCCGTTCTCGAATCGCTTCTGCATGTAGTCGGTCTGGCCAGCCAGGTGCGCCATTTCGTGCACTTGCAGGCCGAGGCGCTTGCGCTCCTCGAGGAGGCGGTCGCCGAAGTCGCGCGGGCGGTCATCGAGGTCGATTGCTGCTGCCATGGTGCTCTCCTTGTCGTGTCACTCAGCGGTGAGTGAGTCAGCCGCTATTTTTTCGTTTCGTACCGTCCAGCGGACTCAGCTAGCGCCGTGGTCAAGCGTCGTACTGCCGCCTGATCGCTATCGGGCATCGAGCGGTAGTGGTTCAGCACCTCGCTCTCATCCTCGGCCAAGCCGTCAGCCGTCACCGGCGTGCGCTGGCCAGTGAGCAGGTAAAGCACGTCCACACCTGCTGCGGACAGGCCGGACAGATATGCAGCATCAGGGCTCCGCTCATCGGCTTCGTACTTGCCCTGGGCGTTCGCTTTCACGCCGCCGAGTGCACCGAAATCCGCTTGTGAGAGGCCCAGCCGCTTCCTTTCTTCGCGCAGTCGTTCGCCAAGACCACTCATATGGATAGAAATTCCCGTTGACACCACTCAATTGAGTGGTAATCTGTCGCCACATTGAACGCATTTGAATGGTTTTGAATGATGCCAGCCACACGCACCCCCAAACAAGCGAAGGAATGGCTCGCCAAACAGGGCAAGACCGTCCAGGAATTCGCCCGCGAGCACAGCCTCGATCCGTACACCTGCTACCAGGTGCTCTCCGGCGTGAAAAAGGGCGTTCGGGGCGAGTCGCACCGCGCGGCTGTGCTGCTGGGCATCAAGGAAGGCGTGGTCGCTGACCTGCCCGATGAGTACGGCCGTCGCGCTACCGACATCGGCGCCGTGATTTCAAAGTAATGGCAACTGGCCCAGCGAGAAACCAGAAGATGAAGCGCACCGTTCTAGATACCCGCCGGCAAGTGATGAGCGCTGTGGTGTGCGACTACCCGGGCGGCCGTGAATGCGCTGCGGCCCGTTTGGGCCTGCCGCTCAAGAAGCTGGACAACCATCTGTACGAGAACGCCGGTAGCCGGCCGCTTTCGGACGAGCAGATCCACATGCTCGAGCAGCAGTCCGGCACCACGCATTTCCCTGATTACGTCGCCGCGTTGTATGGCGGTGTGTTCGTACCGGTCGCCAACCCGGACGAGCTGGACAACATCGAGCTGTTCGAACGCTGCATGAAAACCGCCGTCAAGCGCGGGGCAGTGGACCGAATCATCGCCGAGGCGCTGAGCAACGGTGAGATCGACGAAGGGGAGGCGCGCGCCATCCTCGACGCACACCGCCAGCACATGGCGGCGCGGCATTCGGAAGTACACGCGGTAATCCTGCTGCACAAGGCCCGTAAGCCAGGCCAGAACTAAGAAGTAAGCCGCGGTGGCGGTTTGGGGAGGGGAAGTGAGCGTAGCCAATAACGGCGGATACAAATGCCTATGCCCGGCCTGTGGCCAGCGCATGCGCATCCGCAACAGCGAGGCGCAAACGCCGACGTTCAAGACCATGTACGCGCAGTGCATGAACATGGCCTGCGGCGCGACCTACACCGGGTCGCTCACGTGGGACTACGCGCTCAGCCCATCAGGGCTGGACGCACCGCGCGTGGTACTGCCGGTGGCACCTTCGGTGCGCCGTATGCAGGCACTGCGCGACAGCCGTGAGAAGACCGATCAGCTCGACATGCTCGACCAAATGGAACCGGAGGTAGCAACCGCATGAACGTCACGACCCTCAACGACGCCCAGGAATACCGGGCGAGCATGCAGCGCGCCGCGCTGACCTTTCTGCAGCGCCACCAGGGCGAGCACCTGACCGACGATGGCCACCTGTTCGAGCGTGCCGTCGGCTACCTGGTCAACTCGCTGGAGGTGCCGGCATTCATGGCTGACCGCCTGGTACACCTCGCCATGGGCGAACTGGAATGCCTCAAGCGCCCGGTGATCGGCATCGACTACGGCACGGCGGACGTGACTCGCGTTGCCCTGGTGAATTTTTTTTCGGGCGAGGCGGTATTAATCCCTCTGCGCCACCTGCCGGCACGCTTGCAGCCGCCTGCGGCGCTGATGGCTGCAGCAGCCACTCACTGATCACCCCCTGAATTGACCCATTCCCATGCCCGCCATTGCGCGGGTAGGGGAAAGTTGCGCCCGAACGGTGGCCCCATGAGTACAGACGTTTCCATTCAAATCCAGCTGAAGCACGCCCAGGCCGACGCCTACCTGCGCTGGCTGACCAGCCAGTATGAGCAGCTGATGGCTGCCTGCTGGTACGACGACCGCTACCGCTACACCCCGCAGGGGCTGCGCGGCCCGAAGATCCTGGCCGACCACCCGCACATCGCCGGCCTCAACCGCACCATGCGCGAGCTGGTGAAAGCACGCCAAGGAGCCAAGGCATGAGCACTCACCCGATGCCCGCCTGCGAGGCGCTGGCGGCCGATCCTGCGCGGCACATCTTCAAGCTGCACCTGCAGCGCCTGGTTCTGTCGCCCAGCTACGAGCTGCGGCTGCACGAGGGCATCCGCATGGCCGGTTATCTCAGCGCCCTGCAGGAAAGCGCGCTGATCACCGAGGCGCAGCTCGAAGCTGTGAATGACGAGATTCATGCCTTCGTTTGGGGGGCGCGCTCATGAAGGACATGGACCGCCACATCCGCGAAGAGGTGCTGCGCCGTTTCGAGGGTGACTTCGGCCTCAAGCGCCGCGCCGGCACCGACTACATGCGCGGCGGCACCTGCCCGAGCTGCGGCAAGAAGGAGCTGTATTCGCGCTACGACCAGCCCTGGTTTATCAAATGCGGCCGCGAGAGCAAGTGCGGCGAGCAGTGGCACGTGAAAGAGCTGTTCGACGACCTGTTCGACGACTGGAGCAAGCGCGCACCGAGCACCGAGCAGGCGCCGGCTGCCAGCGCCGATGCCTACCTGCAGTTCGCCCGTGGCTTCAACCTGGGCATGATCCGCGGCTGGTACAGCCAGGAGAACTACTGGAGCCGCGAGCTCGCCCAGGGCAGTGCCACGGTGCGCTTCACCCTGGAGAAGGGTGGCTACTGGGAACGGCTGATCGACCGCCCGCACCGCTTCGGCAAGCAGAAGGCGCGCTTCGCCCCCGGCCAGAGCATGAAAGGCTACTGGTGGTGCCCGCCGAGCGTGGACCTGCTCGAGGTCGATGAGCTGTGGATCGTCGAGGGCATCTTCGACGCCATCGCGCTGCTGCATCACGAACTCGACGCCGTGTCGGCCATGAGCAGCAACGCCTTCCCGGCCGAGTCGCTCAAGGCGCTGGTCAAGGCTCGCGCCGAGGCCGGTCGCAAGCTGCCGCGGCTGG